AGACCCGGGTTGCAGTAGATACGTCTTCGACTCGGTAAATATCAGGAGAGCGTTGCCCTGCGGGAACAGGGCCTTCACGCGCTCCGTAAGAGTTATGACGTCACCGCCGAAGATGAATGGCTGGCCGTTCAGCGAGAACCAGACGTTGTAGTCCCGGGCTGCGGCTATGAAGTTCCCGATAGGGGCAGCAGCAGAAAACCACGGGAGCTGGGACGAAGACATGTAAGGGAGTGTCTCTGGAGTAATGCCCTCAACGGGCCCGGCCCATGCAAGCGTGGACGATTCCCCATAGCGTGGCGCCAGGTTGTTTGAGAGGGCCTTGTTGCACTGCTGGTCACGGCGCCTCCACGGATCTATAGGCGAGTAGATCATGGGCGGCACGCCCTCTGCACCCATATACAGAGAGTCTCTAAACCAGCAAAACCACCAATCCGTATCAGCTCCTGAGTTCCACGACTGGTAATCTTCGTCGTAGTTCGTTTCGTAGTTGGCACGCCATTTTGACATGTCGTGGCGACTTGGCTGATTCGCCCCCTTAGACCACCAGACCAGCGCACCCCACCCCGAGGCGGTTGAGCTTCCGTCTGCGGTAGTTTGCGACGTGTGCCTGTATATAACCTCTTCCCACATGACGTTGGTTGTCACGTCGTAGATGAACACTACGAAGACTGGCTGCCTTCTTCCCCGCATAGCCATGCGCGATGTAATGACCTTGGCCTTCCATACACTAACGACCTGCGTATGCCCGAAGAACGTCTCCTTAATTACATACGCGCCTAACTGCTTCTCAAGGCCAAGGTCTTCGTCATCTATCGCTGGCCCACTACGGCTAGAGGACAGGGACGTATCCCACTGCCCCATCTGTCCGAATCCCTTACGGACCTCCCACGCCCCCTTTCTCCAGAAGGCGTTCTGGACCCAGCCGCCCTTGGCTGGCGGCCCTGACGAAATGCCTGGGCTAGTTACATCTACTTCGCTATGGCCATCTCTCGCCATGGGCTAGGCTCCACCCCAAATGCTGTGCAGCGCCACAAGTGGGGCCTCGCCAGAGCCAGCCTCTACAATGTAGGTGGCCAGGTCATGCTCTCGGCGCACACGTAGCTGCTCCAGCTTAGCGTTGCTGCCCTGCACTCGTGAGTAGTAATACTCGGCTGCGTACAGCGCAATCAGGTCATGGAAGTCATGAAGGTCATCGATGAAGTCTGTGTCGGTAACATCGGCAGAAGGCCATGCCGCTGCTGGCGCTTCATATTGAACAGCGAATGTCCTGCCCTGGCTGCGTGAGAAGAGGAACTTCTTTCCAGATATCAGGTACCCGCCATCAACACCCTCTAGCTCGTGGATGCTCTTGACCTCTTTCAGGCTGCTAACCGGAACCCCGCCCGACCCAAGCACAAAGATGTTGAGTATCCTGACTGCCGGGTTGGTGGCCCCGCTCCCATAGAACGTAACCGCTGCCGCACCCGACGAGTCCGCATCGTAGGTCGCTCCGCTTGCGGCTATGTTGACCTGGCTGGAGTAATAGTAAGCGTCATAGGTTCTGACCGTGCTGCGCAGCCTGGCGTACCCCTGGCCAAGGTCAATCTTGATGATGTCCGCAGTCTCGAAGGTCCTGTCCGTCTCGCCAATCAGGCGCTGGTATAGGGCAACGACTTCACCGACGTTCATATTGCCTCCATACTCTTGTCACCCGGCACTGTAGGGGGGGCTGAGGGCTGAGTGAACTCGGCCTGGGGGTTAGGCGCATTGAGTCCAGCAGCCCCAGCCCGATTCTGAATGCTGGCCATGTTGTCAGGCGGTGCCCCCTCGGCAGGAGGAGGCGCCCCAGGGGCACCACCCATCAACATCTGCATTACCTGCATGTACACATCCGAAACGTACTGCCAGGGTGCAGGCTCCAGGGCGTAATACTCTGGAGACTTCATGAACTGCTCCCACACGATGCGGAATGCTTCGAGGTCTGCCCATGGCGGGATCTCGATCATGTAGCCAGACTTGGCGGCTTCAAGCAGTTCTCGGAAATGAGCAATCGACTCCATTCTCTGGACGGCGAAGACCGGGCCAGACCTGAATGTCGACTGCTGTCTGTACTCTTGCGGTGTCAGCAGCCCTCTGTCGAACTGCTCAATCAGCATGCGCTCACGCTCAGAGGCGTTATCTCTGAACATTGAGCCAGCCTGGAAGAAGACCTCTGGGGTCTCAGACAGGTTGGTGCTCTCGATGGCCTTCGAGACAATCATGCCCACGCTATCAAACGCTGTGATGACCTGGCTTGTCTCAATGTTGGCTGCCGTGAGCTTGAGCATCCTCTTAGCTATGCGCACAGCAGCGCGCTCAATGCTTGCCTGCGTCATCTGTAGCTGGGTGACGCCCTGATTCGCCATCTCTCGAATGGCGGTCCCGCTGTGGATTCCCGGCTCTCGCTGACCCATCATGGGACGGTACGTCCCACTGGCGTCATCAATCTCTTTGATGAGCATGTCGGCGTGGGTAAAGGCACCGGGGGACACAGGTGGTGGGGCGTCTCGGGAAGGCTTACCGGCACCCTGATTATACATGACAACCGAGTTGGGTCGGTTGCTCAGGGCTGTCTTGGCGACGCCTGCTCCACGTGGCACCATCCACACAGGGCTACTATGAACAGCGACATTGGCTCCAATGCGGCTGCGTGTCTTGTTGTACTGGTACTGCGGGTCGATCATCGGCATGACGAGACCGATAGGCCACAGTTTTGTGGGGATGTTCGAATACTCTATTATCTCAATAGGGTAATCGTACCTGTCCTCGTGACCCTTGTAGAGCCAGACGTCGTTGAGCGCTATCCCGTGGCGCCCGTCTCTCCAATAGAACTCATACAGCTCTATGCGGCTCTTGGGGTGACGCTCGCCGTTGCTGTAGTTAGCGTCCGAGTAGTCCGGGTTAACGGGTGATGACGAGTTCGCCTCTATCAGCTTGCGTAGCTTTGGCGTTAGCCCGTAGGTCTCAAGAAGGTCTCGCTTGGTGTGGAACGTCCTGATTGCACACCAGTCGCAATCCTCAAAGCTAGAGCAGTCAGGCTCTGGGAAGATGTCATAGGGAGAGAACACCTCGACAGTCGGGCGCCCCATGTCTTCGTTATAGTAGCTGTGCAGCCCAGCGCACCCAAAGGTAAGGACGTGGGCAATGGCCTTGTCGAACTTGCCTTCGATGTCGTCTGCCTTCCACAGATAGCTAAGGACTAGCTCTGACGACTTAGCCTTGTTGATATCGCCTGGGGATGTGCTTGCTGGCAGCACGGCTATTGACGGGTACGCTAGCGACAGGCGTGAGCGCACGTTGCGGTATCTGACTAGGATGTTGTTGATGGTTACGCGCTCGAACTGTGAGTCCTGTTGGCCCGCAACAGAGCGCCACATCTCGTCCCTTTCTTTCCAGCGAAGCCACTGATTCCCTTGCAGGAACTGGGCGCACAGGTCCCATACCTCCTTGTCCTGAAGCCGATCAGTCTTGGCCCGCGTAATCATCGATGCCGGGTCCTTTGGGAACTCCGGCTCGTTGGGGTCTTCTTTCTTCTTCATGAATGGAAGCAGCGCCATGGTTTGCCCTCTAGCGTCCAGACCCGGGGTATAGGATTCCGAGGAGTTGCTTGAAGATAGCCTCACGGTCACGGTCCCTTTCCCGGTCCCGAATCCCCATCTCACTTTCCAGCTCGGCAGTATCAGATTGTAGACGAGGGTCTCTCGAATAGTATGCTTCCGGGTTTAGCCTGCGCCCGTACCACTCCCCGCTGTCGTGGATTTCTCTCGGGTCTACCGACCGACCGTATCCCTCACTAACCATCCCCCAGGGATCCTCTTCACTCCTGGCATTCCTCTCCGCATAGGGGCCTTCTGGCCACGCTTTCGATTGGTCAACAATGGCGCTAAGGTTTCTTTGTGAGCTTGGGGATCTCTCCTCCGAACTGAACGACAACTGGGGACCGAAGAACCTCTTGAGGTGCTGTTCATGTCTACGATTAGCGTAAGGGCTCTGGGTTTGGGGG